GCTACTGTTTTGACTCGCGAAATTTTCAACCAAGCACTCGAAGCTGTAAGCAACCGTTCGAACAACGCTATTGACATTAAAAGAGGAATTGACAAAGCAGTAAAAGACATTGTCGCTGTTTTGAAAGACAAATCCCAAGATATCTCAAAGGAAGACCAGCTTAAGCAGGTTGCAACCATTTCAGCAAACAACGATACGGAAATCGGTACTTTGATCGCTACTGCATTCGACAAAGCAGGACGTGAAGGTGTTATCACAGTTGAAGAAAGCAAAACACATGAAACTACACTTGAAGTAGTTGAAGGTATGCAGTTTGACCGTGGTTACAAATCGCCATACTTTGTTACAGACAACGGTTCAATGACTTGCCAGCTTGACGAACCATACATTTTGATGTACGATGGAAAAATCAGCGCTGTAAAAGAATTGTTGCCTGTACTTGAAGGAGTCAGCCAGCAAAACAAATCACTCTTGATTGTTGCTGAAGATATTGACGGCGAAGCACTCGCTGCAATGATCGTCAACAAAATGAGAGGTATCTTGAAGTGCGCTGCTGTTAAAGCGCCTGACTTTGGAGAACGCCGCACTATGATTTTGGAAGATATGGCTGCACTTACTGGCGGTACTGTTATTTCAAAGCAAAAAGGTATGAAACTTGACAAAGTTACCTTCGATATGCTTGGAAACGCTCGCGGTGTTACAATCACCAAAGAAGAAACCACAATCGTAGATGGTGCCGGCGACGAAGCAGCAATTGGTGCTCGCCTTGAAGAAATCAAAGGTCAAATTGACAAAGCAGAAAGCAACTACGCTCGCGAACAGTTGCAACAGCGCCTTGGAAAATTAGCAGGTGGAGTTGCAGTAATCAACGTTGGTGGTCACACTGAAACCGAAATGAGAGAACGCAAAGACAGAGTTGACGATGCCGTTCACGCTGTAAAAGCAGCAATCGAAGAAGGTATCCTTCCAGGTGGAGGTCATGCTTTGTTGTGTGCTTCTTACTTGATCGAAAACGATACCCTCAGCGACGCTCAAGAAATTGGCTACGAAATTGTTCGTAAAGCGGCTCGCAAACCATTCTACCAGATTCTCTCAAACGCAGGATACAACCACGAAGATTGTATTTGGTTGAGCTTGGATTTGAAAGACGACTTTGAACTCGGCTGGAACTTGAGCACAGAAAACAAAGTCAACATGTTCTCAGAAGGTATCATCGATCCAACTAAAGTTACTCGTTGCGCACTTGAAAACGCAGCGTCAGCCGCAAACACATTACTCACTACAGAATGTGTAATTGTTGACAAACCAGAAGACAAAGGTAACACTGCTGAACCAGCTATGTTCTAATGGATTTATTTGTAGAAAAATATAGACCCGAATCGCTTGAAGGATTTATTGGCGACAATACTGTTCGTGAAAAAGTCCAAGAGTATCTGAAAGAGGGCACTCTACAAAATTTGCTATTGTTTGGTCCGGCGGGGACAGGAAAAACCTCGCTGGCCAAACTAATAGTAAAGCAGTTAGGTGCTGATCACCTCTATATCAACGCTTCAGACGAAAGAGGAATTGACACAATTAGAGATAAAATCGTTCCATTTGCCTCCAGCATTGGATTTAATGGATTAAAAGTAGTAATACTAGATGAGTCAGATTATCTTACAGCGCAAGCACAAGCAACTCTACGAAATGTTATTGAAACTTTCAGTGCATCCTGCCGTTTTATTTTTACGTGTAACTATCTTGACCGTATTATTTCTCCTCTCCAGTCTCGCTGTATGGCTTTTGGAATTACCCCACCTTCTAAAAAAGAAGTTGGCCAACACATTCTCCAAATTTGCGATCAAGAGGGAGTAGAATACACTAAAGAAGATTTAGGTCAAATAATTCTCACCCACTACCCAGACATTCGAAAAATCCTAAACACAGTTCAGGGTAGCCTTAAAGGTGGCAAATTGGTTCTCGACTCTAAATCTCTCAAAAACACTGAATTTGAAAATCAAGTAATTCAAGGTTTAAAAAACAAAATTAACCTAAAAGAAATCAGACAAGTTATCGCTGACAGTGGTGCTACACAGTTTGAATCCCTATTTAGGTGCCTTTACGATAACGTAGAGGAATATACTACAAATATAGGCGATGCAATAGTTATTATAGCTCAATATCAATACGAGTATTCATTTGTAGTAGACAAAGAAATTTGCGTCGCCGCAATGTTAAATAAATTATTAAAATTATGAGTGTAAATTCACAAAGACAAAATTACGAGCAATTCCAAGAATGGTATAAGTGGTTCAACAAAAAGTATGACCGTTACTCCAAACTTCGATTTAAAAAGCCAGTAAAGAAAAATTTCTATCAATAATGGAACAACCACAATTCAACCTAGACTTCTCACAAACCACACCTGTACACTGCGAAAAGTGCCACCATGAACACTTTACAGAAGTAGCTTTAATGCGTAAACTATCTCCTATGCTTTCACCTACGGGACAGCCCGCATTAATCCCTATTCCTGTATACGCATGCGCAAAGTGTGGTCACGTAAACGAAGAATTCCTCCCAAAAGAAGCAAATGACTCCCTTTGATTTTTTAAAATTAGTACACAATAAAAAAGTCAATTGGAGCGAACTTACTGAAGCTGAACAAAAATCCTGGAATACATTTATTATTAACCGGGCTTTAAGTTTTACTTCAGATTATTTAGATATAGTTAATAAAATTCAACCATATACTGGGGGGCAACTTACCCCAGCCGAAATATTTAAATACTATCAATCTATGTTGCCATCTAATTTTAGATTCCAGAAATGGATTAAAGGTAACAAAACAAAATCCTTTAATCCTAATATGATAGAAATAATAAGTGATTACCTTGAATGTTCAACAAAACAGGCAGAGGACTACTTAAATATCCTTGAAAAAAACGAAATCAAGGAATTACTAAAACATATTGGTATGCAGGACGATCAAATTAAAAAATTAATGAAAAAATGATCAATTTCAGCGAAGAAGACGATGCTGCAGTAAAATGGTGCGAAGAAAAATACCCTGAATTAACCCAGGAATATAAAAAAATCATGATGGAGCAATATGTTCTATTCTGTAAAAAACACCGCAACTACGGTACTTCAAACATAAATGTAGGAACAAACCTTGAAACCGACGGTGATATTAAACTCGCACTTACTGGTTTGTGGTTTCGAATAAACGATAAAATACAGCGACTAAAAAACTTGGTTGTTCTAGGAGAACCCGATACAGTAGGGGAACCTATAGAAGATACGCTCAAAGACCTTAGTGTGTACGGGATTATAGGCCAAATCGTACAACAAGGTAAATTCAAATGATTTTAGAGAATATAGAAAAAACAGTTGTCCCAGAAATGGATTGGGACAAGTATAAAATGGTTTCGTACACCCAGTTTTCAGCCTGGAGCGAATGTCCACACAAATGGAAGTTGATGTACATTGACAAAATGCGTCAACCACCAAATATTCACTTAGCGTTTGGTTCTGCTGTACACGAAACTCTTCAAGAGTACCTTGATTTGATGTATAACAAATCAATAAAAGCGGCTGACGAATTTCCTATTTACGAGGACTTCCAAGAGCGCTTTATGAAAATGTACGGTGACTACAAAGAACAAATTGGTGATAATTTTGCAACCAAAAAAGAACTACTTGAATTTGTAAATGATGGTCTCAACATTATCGAATTCTTCTTACAGCGTCGCCAAATGCACTTTTCAAAGCGCGGTACTAAATTGTTAGGTGTTGAAATGCCTATATTGACTCCCCCACACGAAGAACATCCAAACATTATGCTTTACGGCAAACTTGATTTGGTATTCTACGATGAAGACCTTCAAAAAGTAAGCATCTGGGATATTAAAACTTCAACCAGGGGCTGGACAAAATGGGATAAAGAAAATAAAATTAAAACCGCACAAATGGTGCTATACAAGCGCTACTTTGCAGAGCAATACAATATCCCGGTAGATTCGATTGATTGCAAGTACTTCATTGTAAAGCGCAAAATACCGAAAGATCCCAAATACCCAGCGATGGCTTCACGTATTCAAACGTTTGAACCGTCGTCAGGTAAGACAACAATGAACCGTGTAACTAAGCAACTCCATGAATTTATCGAAGATTGTTTCGAAAATGATATGTATAAGCAGAAAGAATACACAAAAAACCCATCAGACAAAAATTGTAGATGGTGTCCATTCAATGACAAACCTGACCTCTGTAATAAACAACATTCAAGCTAAGGCGTTCCCCTTCTTGATCGCATTGTCAGCACTTTCTGTTTCAGCATCGGCTGCTTTTTATTCCGTTAGCGGATTAAGCAAGCTGTTTGCTGGGGCAGCATTTGCTGTTATTATAATGGCTGCTTCACTTGAGATAGCCAAATTGGTTATTGCTTCCTTACTCTACCAATATAGAAAAACACTGCCCAAAATACTCAAGTACTATCTTTCAGTCGCTTGTGTTATACTAATTCTAATTACAAGTATGGGTATTTATGGCTTCTTATCTGCTGCATACCAAGAAACAGCAGCATTAGCTGGAAATGTAGATGCTCAAATTGCTTTAATTGAAACCAAACGAGACAACGTTAAGGAACAACTTGCGGTTTACAGCGATGAAAAAGAAAGTATTAACGAGGCGGTGAGAGATTTGAGGTCTGGCTTATCTAACAATGTAATCCAGTATAAAGACCCAGAAACTGGCGAGATAATAACCACAACCTCATCGTCTACTAGAAGAGCCCTAGAAAAACAACTTGACCAAGCAATTGAAAGACAAACTGAAATTAACACTAGAGTAGATAATTTAAATCAACAGTTATTCGATTACGAAACAGAAATTGTTGAAGTAACTAGCAACGCTAATATAGCAGGTGAACTTGGTCCATTAAAATATTTATCTGGTTTAACAGGTAAACCAATGGATCAAATCATTAACTGGCTACTATTGATTATTATATTTGTGTTTGATCCTCTTGCAATTGCACTTGTTGTTGCAGCAAACTTTGCGTTTGAACAACTAAAAAAGAAAACTAAAGAAAACGTGTACGGTGAACAAGTAGAACAAAAAGAAGAAGAATGGGACGAGGAACATGCTATGGATATGGTTTTAAACGACATGGTAAACCAAGTAGGTGACGACTTATTTGAAGAACCAGAAGAAAAACCCAAAAAAAAACTGAGGTATAAAGAATTCATAAAAAAGCATAGGGGTTCCGAATAATTCGTATATGTATATGTAAACATATACGATATGGCACTTAAATTAACATCCGTAAAATTAGAAGAACAACTATTTGAAGATTTTAAAGTCGCTTCAATTAGACATAAGTTTAATCTCCAAAAATTAGTTAATAGAAGTATACATCTTTATTTAACAGATGAGGAGTTTGCAAAAAGACTTCATACACATACTGATCTGACCGTTAGCGGTAGCGGATTATAAACAACAAAAAAGGTTTTATTTAATGAAAAAAGGTTATATTCCTAAAGAGGAACGAAAAAAAATCCTATTCCTCTGTGATGACATTAGACTCCATAGTGGTATCGGAACTATGGCAAAAGAAATTGTCCTTAACACTGCTCACCATTACAATTGGGTAAATTTAGGAGCAGCAATTAAACACCCTGAACAGGGTAAAGCATT